CTTAGGGATTTCATCTGTTTCGTTTACAGTTGTTGAGTATGGACATTCCTCATCCGAACCAGAAAAGACCACAGTTACAACAAGCGCTACAGACTCTGTCTCCTCAGTCCACCAAGCGCTACCCTCTATCAATCGTTCTACATTCATTAGCTAACCCTGACCCACAGCGAAGACCTAGCAACATATATAGTATTGTTGGTGTTTTTATCTTGAAGAATGTTTGTGGTCCTATTAGACGCTGCCAAACCCATATTCCTCCAGTTCCCAGAATTACCAACCACAGAGAGGTTGTTCTGGAAGTTGGGGTTCCCTGCTTGGTTGAGATTACCACTAGTAATATTTTCTTGAAGCCCTGAACCGTTATCACTTGAGCTATACCTTAGGTTGGTGGCCGCCACTGTTGAACCTATTCCGATGGTGGCATTGCTGGTGTAAAAAGCAGTAACATAAGAGCCAACAGCACCATAAGTAGTGTTTGGCGAACCTGCGGGGCCTGTCGGCCCTGTGGGGCCAGTAGGACCAGTGGAGCCAGTGGGACCAGCGGGGCCAGTAGGACCAGTGGGGCCAGCGGGTCCGGCGGGACCCTGAAGAGCCGCATTTGATATCGTAGCCTTCTTAATGTTATTGCTATCAGTGGCGTCAGCAAAGAAGACAAAATCACTTCCAGTCACATCTGTTGTTGTTGAGGCTAGTGTAGCATCAATATTTGTAGGGTCGTTTGGCTTGAACTCACGTACTTTAGCAGATGACCCAGCGCCGTCGGCAAAAATAAAAGCGTTCTTACCATCTGGTATGGCTACGTCACCGCCGCTTCCTTGAGTAAATGTTATTTGAAACCCGCTATCATTGACAACGTAATACACTTTCTCAACAGTGTTTGGGTCAATAGTAATAGTGTGATTCTCTGTGGCGGCGCTTATCACAAGCATTTTGCGGGTTGCATTGGTTAGAGTCCCGTCTGTGGAAGTTAAATTAGATGTCGCCCCAGAAACACTAAAAGTCACTACACCGCTGAGAGCAGCATCAACAATATCAAAGTTGGTGTTGGTGGTGGTTCCCCACGTACCAGCCTGCTCACCCGTGCCGATTTTTTCTATTTTGTTATTGTCTGTATAACTACTAGGCATTTGCTTTCCTTAATAGCATTGGCAGAGCCAAGCTGCTACCGTTGCTTTTTGCTGCTCGTACAAAAGAGCCTCCTGAAAATCAGGACTATAATACAATAACAATACCCCAGTTGCCAATACTGCAACAAATCCCATTACGCCGCTACATCTGTCCACGTTGTGCTTCCTTCAGTTATATCTGTCCACGTTTCTGCCGCGCCTTCATTGATGTCTGTAAAGACATTTACTCCAGATTGTTTTTCATCATTCCAAATCAAAACTCCCCCGACTTCCCCTATAGCTACAACTCCATTCGGAGAAACTGGAATGAAGACATCACCTATGGAGCCAGATGAGGAGACCCCAGTGACACTTACTGTAACAAAAATACCCACGCTCGCCGTGCCTATTGCGCTGGTTCCTGAGACCCCCTGCGCCGAGACACCAACCCCGGAACCCTCTATTATAGAAACGCTCCCAAGGGCTGAAGCGGCGCTAACATTTGTTAGCGAGACACTTACTCCCGCGCCCTCCACAAGGGCAACTGAACCAGTCTCGCCAGTCGCAAAGAGGCCAGTCAATTCAATTCCGACACCTGCCCCCACAGAAACTGAACCCAGGCTAGAGGTTGCTGGCACACCAATAACAGCAAATCCAATGCCAGTTGCAACGGCAGTTGTCCCCAGGGCTGAGGTAGCGGAGACACCACTCGTCCCGACTACGGCATTAGGATTTATTCCTAAGGCTGAAAAGGGTGCTTGGGAGTATGTAACATCAGAGTAGGCCATAATTTTATTATATCATCTTAGCTTCGGCCCCGCAGCCCAGCACACCAAACTATATCTTACACCTTTTGTTACGGGTGTTACTTGATGCCAAACCGAGGAAGGGAAAACCACTACAGAACCTCGAGGCATAAAATCCTCGCAAACGAAATCTTCTCCCAGGCTGTTCTTTAACATTAATTCCCCACCTTCGTAATCATTAGGCTCCGTCAGTTGAACAGTCATACTTAGCTTTCTTTGCACGGGTCCCTGAAAAACAGTATCAAAATGCCAATCGTAATATTGCCCAGAACCATAAATAGTAAACTGAGGTTGTTCGATATAATCTACATGTAAATCCCACTCACTTGACCTATTGGCGCATCGAATATAATGCTCACAGATACCAGAAACCCAGCTTACATCTTCAAAAAAAGAAACGTCTGATTTTCTTACCTCGGGCCTTACCCCTCCCCCAGCCTCCCCAGGATTGGACACCATGCTTCTACCCTGTTCAATAATTTGGTCGCATACACCTCCGGGTATCTCTGACTCAAATATCCAATAAAGCGGTTCATAGTGCATTAAACACCGCCCTCAGAAAGAAATTTCTTTCTGACAGTGTCATAATATTTAGATGGGGGGATACCAAGTTTTTTACGGACATCCTCTATTGGATAAGCCAAGTACCTTTCCCAGTGTATTAAGTCCCAACAATTAACAGAACTCGCCCTCAGCCTAGGCTCAACATATATGGTTCTCCAAACATCCTTCATCCTCTTGGGCCTGAAAAGTCTGCGCCGGATTATGTTTCTTGCAATTATGGCGAACAGTATCACGCGCCAACCTTTATAGTAATTAGAATAGGCACCTACTACACAAGCCTCCCCAAGCCTCTCCTTCCCGTACCCCATTACCACATGAACCAAGTCATGAACATCTACTTGGCGCGCAAAAAAATGTTCCATAGAACTTTCAGGTTCCTGATAAAGAACAGATGATAGGCCAAAGATTTTATCTTTTTCCCCGTCGCTTACGTGTTTTAGATAATGAGCGCCCAAGGAGTTTGATGGCAGAGACTCTAGGTAGGATGTATTTGAGAGGACTTGGGAAAGAAACAAAAACCCGCCCTGCTTAATAAAAGTATCATAAGCGGCTTTAGAGGCACCACCATCAAGATAAAGCATGGCATCTCTCATATTGAAAACTGCATCCTCTCCCTTAGTTCTATCAACTTTTAATAAAGCCAATAGAGCTTTTAGGTAACTTAAACGCTCACTCGGAATATTTTTGTATTTTCTGTACATGTTATATCAACATTATCCCTCGACAACCTATAAGGTTTAAATTCCTCAAGCTCTGCGCCGTCTCTTATGACATTATTAGAAAAAACAAAATAACAGTTTTCGCTGTTTCTTTTTAGCTGGCACGTTTCGCCAGCCATTAAGTCTCTCCAATCTGTTTTCCACTCCTGATAATTGTCTGCCATACGTATTATGCAAATAAACTTCGCGTTAACAGAAAGGTCAACTCTTGTGCTATGACCTAGTAAATTATATTCAGGTCTTATAGGAACAAATTCCCTTTGATTTCTGCCAAAAACAGAACTTAGATTTACATCTATTACCCTCTCCCGCATATCGTAAGATACAGAAGCCTCTGGAATTTCTTGTTTAAAATAATCAACTGCAATCTTAATCTGTGCTTCAGAAAACTGACCCTCCAGCCAACGATTAGTTATTCTGACGGGTGTATCATTGCACAATGTATGGGCGGCTGCGGCCTTATATAAAATGTCAGGGTGTTCAGGATGTCTGCGAATTTTCCCCCCAGCGTGTGTTACTTTTTCCAAGGGGTGCCGCTCGTCTCTCAAATAGTAAGACGGCCTCTCCGCGCTCCGCACAGCCGAAATCATAAACTGGTCTTCACAATTATGAAATATGTGAAACGGGATATCTGTTTCGCCAAAACTTGCAGCCATTATAAATCCTCAGCATCCTCCGGTGGTTGCGACACTGGGCTTTGTGCATCATCATTGTTTTCTACGGCTGTGCCGTTGGTACCCACCAGAGTCCTTCCATCAGGAATTACGAGAGCTTTGCTTTCTGCCAGTTTTATATGCTGTTCTATTGACCTTAAAGATTGAGTTGCATTTAAACTTCCGTCTGAATTAGTTTCAGCGGCTATTAATGCGTTGTGTTCCCTCTGGTCTTTGCCAGTCCAAACCACAAAATAGGAATTAGACTCCTCAGCAAAATCAATAATTCTATACGGGTAGCTACTCATTTCTTAACCCACCATTTATCTCTATATATCCCTTGTACATTATTGTATTTATAATTTTTCTTTAACATAATAGCTTCTTCTTTTTCGGTGCGGCTCCTTACTACGGCCCTTTTATCCATCCCCCTCTTGAAGGGTATTGCTTGGACCACAGGAAAACCAGCCTTTAAGTCTTCATTCATATCAGGTTTCACAAAAAAACCCGGGAAATTTATATTCTCAGTAAACTTATCTGTATCCACTATGCCGGGTATAGCTTGGAATATATCATTGTTTCTATTCAACGGGGCTACAAAAAGAGTTGACCAGCCCGGTGGAGTTTTAATGTGCCAGTGGTTCAGGGCCTTTATCGGGGGGAGCGGTAACATCGGATGACCATCTATCTGCTCCACGCCGTGCGCCTCAAAAGCAGGAATCCTAGATTGCCCCCATTGGAACCAAGAGCAATCATGGTTTGTTTTTACAGTTACAGTGGTCTGTAGCGGGATAATCCAACCCGTGGTCAGAGTATCTAGTATTGGTGGGCATCTTTTGGCCGTCTTGCCGCTAAACTCACTCTCAGAAAGTTCTACAAAGTCTTTCGTATACTGCTTCAGGTTCTTAAACCAGTCCGGCATATAAGTCCGCGCAGGCACTGGTTCAGGTATAACGCCATGCACATCAGGGGAGCATGTAAACTCCACCTTTAGTTGTCCGCCAAAAATCATTGTCTACTCCAATTAACAACTACAGAGCCATTACCCCCAACTGTAACAGACACAGCCTGTTGAGCAACATTTATTCTTTGCTCTTGAGTAACATTGCTGCCAGCGGAGCCTGGCGTTCCAGACCCCCCAGCGTTTCCTGAGCCACCAGCCCCTCCAGGATTCGCATTACCAGCAGAGCCAGCGTTGCCGTTTGCACCAGCATTGCCAGGATTACCGCTTGTTGCGCCCGTACCAGCATTACCATTAGCTCCCGCGTTTCCAGCAGAACCAGAATTTCCTGAGTTACCGGGATTACCGTTATTAGGACGACCTCCGCGACCACCAGGTCCTGCAACAAGGGTTATTACTGAATTATGGTTGCCTCCAGCACCCCCGTTTCCAAAACTGTTTCTGTTTCCATCTGGGCTACCAATATTACCAGGAGTTCCATTATTCAAGATGCCGGGTGCTCTACCTCCTCCATTACCTCCACCTCCAGCAGTTCCTCCGTTTCCTGCAGACCCGCCGTTGCCAGCGGTTCCAGGATTGCCAGCCGCGCCAGGATTCCCTGCGTTTCCTGCGGAACCACCAGTGCCAGCCGCGCCGTTGTTCCCGGGATTACCAGAATTACCTGGATTCCCGGTTCCAGCAGCACCCGCCGTCCCACCTGTTCCAGCAGAGCCTGCATCACCACCAGCGCCACCGGGTGCGGTTATGTAGCTGCCAAAGACCGAACTTGTCCCAGTATTCCCTGAGGTGCCGGGGTTACCGTCTGCACCCGACGAACCAGGATTACCAGAAGAGCCAGAACCGCCAGCACCGCCCGCAGTAGCGCCAGTACCAGCAGTACCGTCGCTACCGTTTGCGCCAGCACCCCCTGGATTCCCAGCACCCCCTGGATTAGCACTACCAGCGGTGCCACTAGAACCTACATTGCCATTAGTGCCAGCACCCCCTGCATTCCCTGGGGTTCCAGCGTTGCCTCCAGCACCCCCATTTCCTCCTGCACCGCCAGGCCCGGGAGAAGCATTTCCTGGACTCCCTGCATTCCCTGGGGCTGTCGGTACTAATTTTCCGTCAGTCGTATTTCCGGCTCCGCCTCCGCCTCCGCCTCCGCCACCATTGCCAGCGTTACCCGCATTGCCGGGGTTGCCGGGATTGGCATTGCCACCAGCACCACCAGTTCCAGCCGCACCGTTAGTCCCTGAGTTGCCAGGGTTGCCCGAGTTGCCAGCGCTGCCAGAGGCCCCGGCATTGCCCGCTGTCCCTGGGTTCCCTGAGTTTCCATCAGCCCCAGCATTACCAGCGGTTCCAGCATTTCCTGGCGCACCAGTCGCGTTTACATTTACAACATATATCCCCGGGGGAAGATTGAAGGTGCCGGACGCATTAAAGGTCTCAGACCCTCCGGGGAAAAGAGGGTCGCACTGAAGCATCGTAGCCACGGTTGGCATTAGTTGCTCCGTTCAGCAAACGTCAGAAAGTCAGAAGGAAGTTCGCTATAACTTTTTGCAAACTTTGTCTTTGAATATCTGTCGTCGCTCTGCGGGTCCTCCCACATTACTTGCTCAAACGTAAGAACCGGAGAAGAGGTGAAGTCAGGCTCGTCAGCAAACCACGTACTAATCGCATGTAAGTTATCACGAGGGTCTTGGTATCCCAAGTAAACAAATGATACATCATTATCCTCAAGCCATTGTTTAAATAAATCGGACTCAGCATGGTCTACTTCAGCGTGTAGATAAATTTGGTCATATCTAATCGTCATTTTACCCCTCAAAGAAAGACAAACTAACAAAAATATCCGTACTGCCAGCCCTAAGTATAGCTGTGTAAATTGTTGTTTTATTGGCAGTAGAATTAACTGAAGGCTGATTTGTGGAATTGTTATATTTTATTGTATAGCCACTCGGCGCGGAAAGTGTAAACGTCCGACCACCAGTGCCATCTTGAGTAACAAAAACAGTCACGGCCCTTGTGCTTCCAGATGCCAAGTCAGTGTTTTGCGGCAATGTTAATGTGGTGTTTCCGGTTAAAGTAAAGCTAACATTGTTAACTGTGTTGGGTACGGTCAACGAACCTGAAGCTGATGCTGTATTCGTAATTTTTTCTTGGAATGATTCTAAAGTAACATTTTCAAGAACAGAATCTGCATAATCAATATTGTCGTCTGTATCTTTATAAAGAGATTTTTCTGCTGGGTATGTACAGAAAACCGTCTTACTGCCCGCCCCCCAGTTAACTGCCGAGCCAGAATTTGAACTCTCCAACACGGTGGCGCGTGTTAATGTGGTCCCTGATGCAGTATAAACACCAAAGCCAACTTCAAAGTCTACATCATCTGTTATGCAATAATATGTGGTATTGCCATCACCAATAACCGAAAAGGCTTGGAACCCCGCCTCCGCCCCAGAAAGAGTTAATGTACCCGTCCCAGTTGTGGTTGTGGTTTCTTTGACTCTGTCTTTTACTACAGGCACTGTCATGAAGGCACCTAAGCAATACGAATAATTGCGTTACTTGCATCACCAGTTGGGAACTGAATAGTAAAGTCACCATTAGTCGAAGACTTGTCGGTGCCGAAATTCAAAACAGCCACCGCTGGGTCGCCAGCAGCAGAGTCGTTGTAAATTAATGCACCCCGCGCCGTGATTGTTGAGGAAGAAAAAGTCACATCGCTAAAGTCAACAATAGCTGTTGTGCTGTCACTTTTGGGAAAGGTTGCGGTAACAGTCATAGTCGCGCCGCCTGCTGTGTAACCTGTCCCAGAAACCTCATTTGAGGTGGTGTATGCTGTGGTTGTGGCATCCAAGCTCGCAGAACTTGTGTACAACGCAATCCTAAAAGTGTCCCCTGTGCTTGGGGTAAAATTATGAACCCCTTTGAGAAGCTCAACCTTGAACGATGTACACATCGCTTGTGTAATAGCCATAATGGTCTCCTAGATATCTGCGCGACCCCAGGCTGACCTGCATCGCAAAAAATATTATATAACGCCCGATTAAACTTGTTAAGTGGGCAACTCAAAAATTACGTTTTTGGCAGTATAACTTGACCGTCACGGTACGCATCGCCCGTCTGCTTGGCCTCGCCCAAGTCTTTTAATCTTGAAATGGCTTCGGCAAATTTATCACTATATACAGTGTACACATCAGCTTCACCTTTCATGTAAACATACCCCTCCACAAGAGAGCCGTATAGCATAGCGTAAGGTGCGTTGTCTGAAAGCCAAGACTTTTCACTGTCAGCCAGACTGGTAAGACTGGTGGGGCGGAAAAAATAATGAAGCTCTGCTTGGTACCCGGCGTCCGGCGTTGGTGCCAATGTAAAACTAGAAGAAGAAAATTCCGCATAGTAACGAGGACGCCCGGTATTGGTATTATTGGGCCAATACTCTTCCAAGAAATTAACATCCTTGTGGTCCAAAAAAAACTTGTCGCCAGAGGATGTAATTGACAATGAGTAGGTGGACAGGTAGTCGGATGGCATAGAAAGAAAACGATTCCCCGAAGTTACGTTAGCTGTAACATTCCTGCGGAACTCCGTAAGCTGCACCGTCTTTAAAATGCGCTCTTCAGCGTTTCTAATAAACACAGGAAGATTGCTAACGAAGGATGTCTCCGTGTTCTCGGCGTAATCTTGAATAGCCTGCTTCAACTGTGAATACGTAAAGCTCATCTATCATTATACCTTTGTATAATCGCCACCCCTTGTGGCCTTACCCATGCCGCGACATTTGCCGCCAGCTTTCATTTTTTTTACTTCGCCGCCGTAAGACATGCCCATCTCTTTTTGCATTCTCTTCATGGCTTCTTCTTCGCGCCTAAGGTTTTCGTTCATAACCTTTTCACTAAACTCGCTATTTATACCTTGAGTCTTGTCGCGGCCAAGAATCTTGATTTCTTCTTCTGCTTCCTTAATTCCCTTTTCTGTGTACGGGAACCTTTTTCCTTTTACCTCTGGCATCTTAAATCCTTTCTAAATTATGATGTCACTATAATAACAGAACCAACCGCCCCTTGCATGAACTGGGCTGGATTCCCAACCGGGTCAAACCCATAAAGACTTTCAACAGAACGGTCCGGCCTGGGGTCCATAAGTGACTGAGGGTCGTTAATCTTAAACCTACCTAAAAAATTTTGCGGGTGGTCTGGGTCAACAACATCGTATCCAACGCGCATACCTGTTTTTACGCCATCCTTATACTCATAAACAAGTTCACTTAAAGGATAGCGAAACCCAGTTCTATCACAAAAACCGTAAGCATATTTACCTTTCGAGTAACTCATGGTCAGCCCAAATAAAATGTGTCGTATGGGACAAACTTAATTGATGAGCTATCAGTATCTTCATTTGCAGCAAGCTCAAACTGAAACTCATACTCTTGCTTCAAGGACGCGACCCGGCCCGATAACTCTGGCTTTTTCATGGCAATATAATATGCCAGCCCAGAAACAAGGCATGGAACGAACCTAGGGGGTACAGCGGCGGTGGTGCCGCCCCCACTGGACAAACCATCAATGCCCTTCAGGCGATAGTAAAAAAGAGTGGCGGCCTCATTCGGCACAGGCCACAAGGTAACCTTAACCTCTGTAGCAAGACGTTCCACAAATATTTGAGTAGGTCTGCCCCTCTGATTTTTGTTGGTTTGTTGTGCATATGTAGAAACAGATACGCGCTGAATGTTCGTGTCTATTTGGTTCGTGCCAGTGCCTTCCCGCAACTGATGCTCAATAATATCTATGGTATCCGAAGGCATGGTGTAAGTCGCAGTGCCAGCAGAAATAGAAAGAGTGCCATCGTCTATAGTAAATAGATTAAGGCCGCGATTCTGCCACTCAAGCGTCAACACATTAAAGCTGCGCCGAGCGGTCTTCAAATCGTACCCGGTACGCAACTGGGTTCCAGCGCGCTCGAAAGCCTCTTCAAATATATCAGGCAAGTCTGGTGTTACTACAGCCATCTACTTCTTCCTATATTTCCTAGTCTTCTTCGCAACCTTTTTGGGCTGACTTGAAAACTGCTTTCCCTTCTTTGTGTCTGCTCTCTTTTTTCTTGTTGTGGCTGCGTATTCCTTTGCGCTTAAACTTTTTATAGCTTTTTCCGGCAGATATCTTTCCCCTGTAGCTTTTTTCCCTTGCGTGCTTGGCTTGCCGGACTTCGTCCGCCACTTCTGTTTCGTCCACCTCGTCAGACTTTTCTGTGATTCTTTCTTTGCCATACCACACTAATCTCTGTATCCGCCACCCGCAGCCTTATACTGTTTAGCCAACATTTGAGCCTTACGAGCGGACCACTGCCCCGGCTTGCCGCCCTTGCTCCCAGCTTTAATTTTATTAAATAATCTTTTACGCATTGTGGGCTTTGTGTAATTCCCAGCCTTATTCACACTAGATTTCTTGGCTTTCCCGCCAGCCTTCATCTCCTCAGGTTTTATTTTTTTTCTATTATACGAACCCCTGCCTTTTTTAGCAGGGACAACTTTCTTGCCGCGCCCCCTCAAGGAGGCTGCCGCCGGATTTGTAACTCTTGAATTAGCCATTGTTAAACACCAATAAAATTAAAATTCCTGCGCCGATAAGCCCAAAACCTATTACAGTTTTAAGAATAACATCCCGCGCCTCTTCCGCCTCTCTTCTTTTTCTGGCTCTTTCACGACGGGCTTTCTCATCCCTTTCCTCAATTCTTTTCTTCCGCTCGGCAAGAATAGATTCGTAAAATCCGTGACCGAACCTTAAATTAATTTCCAATTTTAGAGTTTGCAGTTGCTCTTGCAATAATCTGTACTGAATCATTTCATCAGCTACATCAGAAAAACCCAACCCCTTGCTGCTATAACGCTCCTTGTTAAACTCATCAAATCCCTGGAACACGTTTGAAAGCTGCTGACCTATCTTTGCAGCATCTTGAACGGATTGTATATTTTCTTTAATAAAAGTTATACTAGCCCGAGCCAAAGCAAGGCCAGTAAGCGCCGTGCTAATCGGTTCCATTTTTATCTCCTTGCTTCCAAAAGTACTCGTCAGTATCTCCAAGCCTATATGTGTAGCCGTTCTCAACCTGATAAAATTCAGTTGATACTTTAAAGTCGGGCTGCTTAGGCTCCCTAGGTGTAAGGGAATTATCATACACCCTCATTCTGTTGTTTGGATAAAGGCAAAACTGACCATTATCTAACTCTAAAAGATTAAACGACTTATGTTCTTCTGGCACCTCTGAGGTGCTGTAATCAATTTCATCTGCGGACACATGATAATTGTCTAAGGTGCAAATATAAGTAGCGTTTATTCTTTGCTCATTTCTGGTAAAAACCTCAAAGTCCATGCTGCCAATGAACTGCTTGTATATAGATGTAACGCCGTAGTCCATGCAGTTCCAGAACTGGAGATTGGATAGGTCTAAGTCTGGGTCGGGTGTCTTTGGCTCCGCCACAAAAGCAGAGATGGGCAGCTTATCATATAACGCACCGTACTCAGGCAGGTAGGTTTCAAAGTAAAAGGCACGACCCGGAATTGATTTTGCCGTGACCCAGTGTCCCTCAACGAACTCGCCATGCCCTCTTTCCAAATCATAGAGGTACTCTTTTCTTACATAAACCTTTTGATTATGCATGTTGCAAATTAAATGTGACATCAGCCCGCCCTCTGGCTTTTGACTAATTTAATAGCCTCAATCATAGAAAGTTTCCTAGAACTATTATTCTGGGCGCGTATAGCCTCACGGCGCAGCTTTTTGTTTAATTGCTTTTCATTCATTTTCCCATCCACCCAATGAGAAAATTAACAAAGGTGCCTGCCACCCCGCCAACGCCAACCATTACCCAGAAGGCACCCTTCCACCGATTTGCTGTGGCCTTTAAATCCGACACCTCTTCATGAACGTGGCGGACCTCATCAGCAACGTGTCTCAAGCGCTCCTCAAGTCTTGCTATAGCTGCTTCTAAATTATCTGACATCACCACTTCACCTTATCTGCCCAGTATGCCGCCGACATCTTACCCTTGGCAATGTTTTTAGCGTGACGAGCTTTGAACGATTTGCGCTTCGCTTTCATCCGGGCTGACTCACCAGCCTTTGGTTTGCCCGCTGTCTTAGCGCCCTTTTGCCCGAAACGAATGGTCTTAATCTTGTCACCTTCCTTGGCGACAACTATATGAGACTTCTTCGGGTGATTAGGCGTGCGCTTTGGCTTGTTATAACCTGACACTCCGGCACGGGCTAACCTGGGGTCTTTTTTCTTTGACATGCCTACTCACTTCGCTAACCAAGAAGCCCGGGTGATAGGATACCACCCGGGACTTCGGTTTAGTTAAAAAACACCGTAGCGGCAGTGATATTTGTTAGAACAGAAACATATATATCACTAACACGAATGCCGTTGGACGGAATGTTAACTGAGTGGGTGTCAGATGCATTGAAGTCTAAATCCAGCACGGTGGACCCGCCGTTACCATCAGTGACGGTAAGGCGGGGAGTGCCAGCGGTTGTCTTCAACTGTATTTGACGAATACGCGCAGGACCAACACCGAGCGAACCTGTGGCAGTTATACGCTTTGATTGTACATCAGAATCAGCCATGCTGCTCTCCTTCGCTAATCTTAGCTATCAGCGAAAGGTGTAGCTACGGTACCCGAGCCAACCAGAACACCCTGAACTAAATATTCAGCGGTAGCCAATGCGGTGACCTCTACATACGAGCCTTTATCACCACCAGTGGTGCCACCGTTCATCGAGATAACGTCATTGGTTGCACCCGGCACAAAGCCAGCGGTGGTTGTCCCAATAACACTAACAGAACCTAAGAACTTGTCCGTGCCATCAGTTTTGATGTCAAGGTCAGTTGCGTCTGTGCCAATAAAGAACGTGTACTTCGCACCAATAGTGTCTGAAGTAATTGAGGGAAGCGTAACCGCGCCGTCTGCGTCATTGATTTCAATGATGCGGCCAACATGGTCTGCATATGTAAGAGTTGTTTCTGCTGTGATATTAACTACAGCGTTTGAACCAACTGCTGTAAATCCGCGCTCAGAACGAACCGGACCTGAAAAAGTAGTTTGACCCATTGTCAATCTCCTTGTCTTGGGTTGCTGTCAATCGCCTCATGCGACTGTCAAGGAACAATTTATTGTAACACTCATTAGCAAATAAAAAAAGGGCGGCCCCGCAGGACCGCCCTAAAAAGTTCTAAATAACTTTTAGTGCTTAGGCACCCGGTGAACCGTAAATGCCAAGCGGGTCAGATACGCCGAAGCTATAACGCTCACGAGCTTTATAGCGGACATTACCTGTATCGAAGTCACCGTCCATTGATGTAGTCATCGGAGTACGGACAAAGTGCTTCATGCCATTCGGTACATCGGTTGTAATGAAGAAGGCGTCTGTGTCAGTCAGGTAGTGATTGACGCGGAAACCTTCTGGAATCGAACCGTTGTTACGAAGGGCGTTGATGTCGTTGTCAGCGGTACCTGTACGCAGTTCAGTTTGCAGCAGGCGAGTAGCAACAAACATCAGTGCAGGTGGCACCACCAGTTTGCGCGGGCGAGCCGCAATCAGAAGACCGCGCTCATCAGTGAAGGCAGCGATATCAATCACAGCCTGCTCGAGCGAGGTTTCGTTCAGGTCAGAGTCCGTTGACGGACGGTTGGAGTTATTGCCACCAGCAACAGTCGGGTGTGCCGTGTTGAAGAGTGTGACAGAGTCGCCGGAGTTGAACGTGGTGAAACCATTGTTCAGCAAATTGGCAGCCTTGACCTGCTTTGTGTAAGCCATGGCGCGGGCCAGGGCTTTCGTGTAACGAGCAGAAAGTGCGTCGTACAGGTTGTCTTCCATTGCTTCTTCGGTGACGGAGAAACCCATTCCAACCGTTTCGTGGTTGTAACGGGCCGTGAAAGATTCTTGTGCTGAATCAAATGCGATAGCAGAACCTTCCGGTTTTACCGGAGCGGCACCGAAGCCAGACAGCTTAACTTCTTCCTCGAAGCTACGCTCTGAATTTTCGGTTTCATAAATTTCTGCATGTTCGTTTTCGTACTTTTCGTACTCCAAACCGAACAGGGCATTAAGACCCGGCAGCAGTTCTTTCAGTAGTTGTGCGCGTGAAATTGCCATTATTCAATACCCCTTATGCACTACCAGTTGTTGAAGAATGCTGGTGGTAATTGAACTTTGCGACGATGATTGGGAAGCTAGTGTCTTTCTCATCGCCTTCATTGCCGCCCAAATAGTCGATTACACGAATCGGGTTTTGAGCGTCGGTGCTAAGTTCAGAAATGTCCAGAGCAACACGACTGATTTTCAGTGTGGTGTTCGGGGCAGTTTGTACCAACAAGGTGTTTTTACCGTAGATATCCCCGGTGTTAGTCGGCGCGCCATCAGCTTGGATAGCGAACAGAACATTCGGGTCATCAACTACGTAAGCCATTGCGTCTGAGGCTACAGTGCCAGCAGGCCACAGTTGGCTAAAGGTTTTTTGGTTGGTGTTAGGGTCTGTAAAAGAACAGCCCATGAAGATTCCGACGATATCAATTTCAGTGGTATCGTCGCCTGTTCCGGCTTGCTTTTCAATGGTCGTGGCTGTACCGCCATCTACGAGTTGAACAACGTCACCCATAGCGATGTTGGTATTATAACCAGAGGCAATAGGATACTGGCGGTTAACTTCCAGTGACCCACTGTCAAGACGACCAATAGGACGCAGACCGAAGGGAGCAGCAGTAGTACTCATTTTGTAGTTCCTTCTTTCTACAAGGTTAACGGTAAGCGTCCTTAATTAGACTACTTACCAAAGTCAGTTGTGCGGCTGTTTCGCTCCGGTTGGAGCATCGGCATCCGCGAATCGTTTTCACGCATGTAGTTATTATCGACAGCTTCCATTGCCTGGTCTGTCTGCATCTGTTGATGTTCTACACGTGCTTCAACATTTTCAGTCGAGTTCCTGCAAAGAAGCAAGCCTCCGACCTCGACGTTACCCTCGAAGCGGGAATCCACATCGGGCATAACGTGCATCTCAGGATGGTCTTCTGCCTTAACCGGGGTCCAACCTTCACGAAATCGGCTCGAAACATTCTTGTTATCTGCCTCACCCAGTGTAGCTGTACGCACCCAGCGGTACGACACACCATCTTGTTGTTCCGGGTCAGGTAGAGCAGACGGACGCTGCCAAGTTACCTTACGAGCTTTAGTTGCCCTAGTCTCATTGTTGCGTGGGGTTCGATTAGACATTTTTAGACTCCTTCAAGAGTTGCGCCGCATATTGCTCAGGGGTAACACCAATTCGCTTGGCGAGAGCGACTTGGGTTGAGGTCAGTTGCACCTTGCGTGGCTTTTTTGCACTCCGACTTGCGGGGGCAACCACGGAACCAGCTTGGCGCTGAGGTGCTTCCTCAGTACTATCAGAGCCAAACTTGTCTGGGAACCGCGAGCGCATCGACTCATCAATGCGGCGGTAATACTCATCGGCGTCACGAACTGGGTCTAGCCCCTCGTTGCGTACCAAGTCTTCATGAACGCCAAAGGCGTAACCAGTCATTGCAGTGTCCCGGTTAAACCAATCATTTTTTTTCGCCCACTCCTCAGCCTTTGGGTCCACCTTCGGGGCGGCTGGCTGCGGGGCGGCAACAGGAGCCTGTGGAACAGGGGCTTGCCGCTCTTCCGTGTATGCTGGCTTGTAAGACTCAACCTGAGTGCGGTCAATCTGCGCCTTGTTAAGGCGCTCTTGAGCATCAAGGATTTTGTCTGGGTCGCCAAGCTCATAGGCTTCTTTGTAGGCTCTTTTAGCCAACTCGAACTCAGAGTCTACGCGACCCTTTGCCTGCTCAACTAAAACACCCTCTCCGTCTTGAAGCGCTTTTCGGAGTTGTTTGTTTTCCTCGTAAGCCTTTTGTGCAAAACTTACAGCTTCCTCACGAAGCCGCGCAGCCTCTTCTTTGGCCCGGCGCTCTTCATGATATTCATACTTCAGTTGTTTAATGCGCTTTTGGACATTATCACTGTACTGAGTAATCTCATCATCTTCCGGAACCTTGGCCTCTTCGCCTTCGGCGCGCCTAGCTTTGCCTTGGTCCTCGACGGGAGTGTCATCAATAATTTCTAATTCAAATCCAGAGTCTTCTGAACTTGTCGTTTCTTCCACGACAGTCCCTTCCTCCACTATGGCTTCTTCTGCTGCCTCACTCATGCTCGCTCATATCCTCTTGGGTCTGCAACAACAGCCTCTACGGTGTCGTCATTAATCAAACGAAACTCAAAACCCTTAATCTTAAACCGTGTACCGGAATAAGACCTAAAGATTACAAAGTCTCCTTCTTTGCAATACGGCCCTGAACCAAACTTATCTGTATCTTGATAGG